GGCCCATCATAAAGGAGTATAACATGATTTCAGAGCCTCAAGAGATTGAAAGGAAGTTGATCCAAACTACATCAGCTTCACACCAAAGAAACGCAGCACGTGTTAAGCGTGATGAAGAAGAACTAGAGGCACTGCTAAAGCAAGCACGTGGCGAGACAGATGAAACAGAAGAAGAAACTGTTGAAGAGGAATCCAGTAGCTCAGAGCCTGTCGAGCGCACAGTTCAGGCAGAGAGTAGTACCCAACAAGAAGAAGAACCTCAAGCAGAAGCACAAGAAGATGATTCTGAGCTAAGCGGTGAGGAGAAGAACTTCAAGAAACGGTATGGTGACCTTCGCCGCCACACGCAAGAAAAGGAAAAGGCTTTCCAAGCACAGCTTGATAAACTCCAATCTCAACTGGATGCTGCTACTAAGAATGAACTTGTACTACCTAAGTCAGAAGATGAGGTAGAAGCTTGGGCTAAGAAGTATCCAGATGTTGCTGGTATTGTTGAAGCTATTGCTGATAAGAAAGCTAATGAACGTGCATCTGAACTAGACGGACGTTTGAAAGAGATCGAAGAGTTACGCTCTACAGCAAGACGTGAGAAAGCTGAAGCAGAGTTAACACAGATGCACCCTGACTTTGTGTCCATCCGTGAAGATGATGCCTTCCATACATGGGCAGAGAAGCAGCCTAAGTGGGTACAAGATGCTTTGTATGAGAATACAGACGATGCTAAATCTGTATCTCGCGTTATTGATCTTTACAAGGCTGACACTGGTATCGTAACAAAGCGTACCACCAGTTCCGACAAGGGCGCAGCAAGCTCAGTTAAGAGTAAACGTGCTGCTGCACCAGAGCCAAATGATAGTTCTAGCTACCTGCGTGAATCCCAAGTAGCTAAGATGACTATCAAGGAATACGAGAAACGAGCAGACGAAATTATGGAAGCTCAACGTAACGGCAAATTTATTTACGATTTGTCAAAGAAATAGTTGACATCTTAAGAGAGATGGATACAACTATAGGTATGTACAGTGTCAGGCATTAACTGCCTGTACATGCTTTTCATAAAGCACTAGCCACATCAAAGAACTACCTCAGACTATAGGCCCAGCGTTCAAAGGACGGCCATCCTACGAACTTAGCTGACCACCCTAATACGAAGAGCCTCTTTAGTGGGTATGCAGTGTAAATCCTCACGCCATATCTATAAGGAGAAATTACTATGGCTATTACTTCCGCAAGCGGTGGATTTAACGGGAACTTTTCCCCGATTATCTACTCCAAACAAGCACAGATTGCCCTACGTAAGGCAGCTGTAACTAACGCAATCACAAACAACTCTTACTTCGGTGAGATCGCCAACCAAGGCGATGTGGTTCGTATCCAGAAAGAACCAGATGTAACTGTAAACGCTCTTGAGCGTCACACAGCTATCTCTGTTGAGAAGTTGAATGATGAAGACTTCTCTCTGACAATCGACAAAGCCAACTACTTCGCGTTCAAGATGGACGACATCGAAGACCAGTTCTCAAACGTTGACTACGTTAGCCTCGCTGCTGACCGTGCTGCGTATAAGATGGCTGACTCAATGGACGCAGACGTTTTGTCTTACCTGTCAGGTCACACCACTGCTGGTGTTCTTATCACTTCTACCTCTGGCGATGCACAGCACGACACAGCTGGTAACTTGACTGGTGAATTGCTCACAGCAAACCACCTGACTATCGGTGACATGAACAACATCACAACTGCCGACTCCGGTGGTACAGGTGACTCCATCCCACTGGCTCCACGTTTGCCTGGTGCGACTTCGTTCTCCGCAACTACTGCTTCACCTTTGCAGCTGATCTCACGTATGGCACGTCAGATGGACGTAGCAAATGTTGACTCACGTGGTCGCTGGATCTGTGTAGACCCCGTGTTTGCAGAGCTTCTGAAAGACGAAGACTCACGCCTGTTGAACGCAGACTTCGGTGGTTCCGGCTTGATGAATGGCTTGGTAATGAACAACATCCACGGCTTCCGTGTATACATTTCCAACAACCTTCCAGCAGCTGGTACTGGCGCAGGTACTTCTGGTACAACTGGTCAGGATGACAACTACGGTGTTATCGTAGCTGGTCAAGACGATGCAGTAGCATCTGCTGAGCAGATCAACAAGGTAGAGAACTACCGTGACCCAGATTCATTCGCTGACATTGTTCGCGGTATGCATCTATATGGGCGCAAGATTCTTCGCCCAGAAGCACTTGTAACTGCACGTTATAACGCTGCTTAATAGGCTTAACATTGGGGCTGGCTACATGCTGGCCCCTTTGTGCTTTCTTCACACATAAAGGGACATCTCAAGATGGCTATTACAACTGCAATGTGCAACAGCTTCAAGCAAGAGCTTCTTGGGGGTGTTCACGACATGGATACAGATACACTTAAAGTGGCTCTTATCAAGGCTTCACCTGCTGGCACTTATGGTGTTGGCACTACTAATTACTCAGACGTTACAGGCAACACAGACGAAGCGGTAGGTACTAACTACACTGCTGGCGGTCAGGAGCTTGACAGCGCTACCATCACACTCTCAGGTAACACAGTTTTTGTTGACTTCGCTGATGAAGTATTTACTAACTTGAGTATTGCTGCTGACGGCGCTATCATCTACAATAGCTCACAGGGCAACAAAGCTGTTGCTGTGTTTGACTTTGGTGGTACTGTTACTTCTACAAGCGGCGACTTCACTATTGTGTTCCCGACTGCAGATGCTTCTAACGCTGTAATCCGCATCAGTTAATCTATAAGGTAGGTATTGCACAATGGCATTTATCATCAAAGATCGTGTAAAAGAAGGTACTACTACCACAGGTACGGGTGCTTTCACCCTTGGGGGTTCTTCGGCTACGTTTGATCCCTTTAACTCTTTCATGACTAATGGTGATACAACTTACTATGCTGTTGTGCATACTGCCTCTGGTGTTGATGAGTGGGAAGTCGGACTAGGTACATGGAACACAGGTAACACTCTTACTCGTACTACTGTGCTTGGTGGTTCTAACGGTACATCTGCCGTAGACTTCTCAGGTGGCACTAAAGACATTTTCATGACTTACCCAGCGGCGGCTGCTGCTACGCTTGACTTGGATAGCAATGACCTTGCTGCATTAGTCACTCTGGGTAATCACACTACAGATAATCTGACAGAAGGTTCTAACCTTTACTACACAGACGCACGTGTAGACGCTCACCTCTCTGGTGGTACAGGTGTTACGTATAGCTCTGGTGCAATCTCTATCGGTCAGGCTGTAGGTACAGGTGATGCCGTTACTTTCAACGGTGTTACATCTGACCTTACAGGTAATGCAGATACTGCTACCGCCTTACAAACCGCTAGAACTATCGCTGGTCAAAGCTTTGACGGTACAGCTAACATCACTATTGCTGCTACTGACTTATCTGATACAGACCAAGCTCTAGCTACTACGTCCAACGTGACGTTTAACAACATTGCTGCTACAGGAACAGTAACTCTGAGTGCTGACCCCAGTGCTGCTTTAGGCGCTGCAACAAAGCAGTATGTTGACACGATTGCTGCTGCGGGTATTCACTACCATACGCCTGTACGTGTTGAGACTCCAAGCAACCTAAACGCTACGTATGACAATGGTTCATCTGGTGTAGGTGCTACTCTTACTAACGCAGGTACACAGGCAGCTATCACTATTGATGGTGTAGCACTAAGTTCGGCTGACCGTGTATTGGTGTATAACCAAACTAACGCAGCACACAACGGTATCTACACTGTTACTACTGTAGGTGACGGTAGCACTAACTGGGTACTAACACGTGCCACAGACGCTGACTCTTACGGTGTATCAGACCCTGATGCGTTTGGAGAGGGTGATGCCTTCTTCGTTAAGGAGGGTGCTACAGGTGCTGGTGAACTCTACGTGATGAACACGAGTGGTGCTATTACCTTTGGTACTACAAACATTACGTTTACTGTTATCGCTGAGACTGCTGTGTACTCCGCTGGTGATAGTTTAACTCTTACAGGTACAACCTTTGATACGATCCAAGACATTCGTACCACTGCAACACCTACCTTCGCTGGTGTAACTGCACCCCTTACTGGTAACGCAAGTACAGCTACCACACTGCAGACAGCACGTACTATCGGTGGTGTATCCTTCGATGGCTCAGCTAACATCAACCTCGCTGGTGTTAACACTGCAGGTAACCAAGATACATCAGGCAATGCTGCTACAGCTACTGCGCTTGAAACAGCCCGTACTATCGGCGGTGTCTCTTTTGATGGTACAGCAAACATTACACTTCCAGGTGTCAACTCCGCTGGTAACCAAGACACATCGGGTAACGCAGCTACAGCCACAGCCTTAGCCACAGCACGTAATATTGCTCTTGCGGGTGATGTAGTAGGTAACGCTAACTTTGATGGTACGGGTAATATCAGTATCACAGCTGCTGTACAGGATGATTCACATAACCACGTTATCTCTAACGTAGACGGACTACAGACTGCACTT